AACTCGTCTTTTAAATCATATTCTACTCTATCGATAACTGGTACAGGTAGTTCTTTAGCTTGAGCTATATCTGCTTGCAGTGTAAACCACATACCTGCTAACATTAATACAAAGCCAATGATCATGCCTATTGTTTTAAGATCAAGAGTTACTTGTGTTTCTTCACCTATTTTCTTTGCCATTTTATCTTAGTGTTATGTTCAGACCAACTGAACCGTTATAAATTTTACTATCCCAAAATTTTGTATATTCGCCTTCAACAAAAACTCCTAATGCTTTGTTTAGTTTCCAGCCAAACACTACGCCTGCTTGATAATCGTCCCATTGTTCTAACTCAGAATCATGTCTTAGTCCACCGAGACCCCAATTATTTCTATTTAAATAACTAAAGTCTTCGTCACCTCTAACATACTTGTGATATGGTAATAAATAAGATCCATAAGCATGAAGCCAGAAGTTATTTTTGTAATGGTAAAAGTCAAAACCGACAACAGGTGAAACTACACCAAACTCATCTAAATTACCCCACACTTCATTATTGTAGCGATTAATAAGGTTTTCAAACACCGTGTCGCGAAACTGTAAATCAGTATAAGCGACTACGTTTCCTTGTGGATCATACCAGTAATAATCATATACATCTTCACCGTCAATATTTATAGTAACATATTGATCAGTAAAACCATAATTGTAACCTAACTGATACCAATAATTAACTGGCCAACCATTATCATCTGTTTCGTTTAACCATATCTCTATAGGATTATATCCATAAGGTCTTTCATGTGTACGATATATTGCACCAGCATTTAAAGAGAACTTTTTACCAATAGGTAATTTAGCTCTTAGCTCTGCAGATTTATAGTTAAAATTAATTTTACCTTGTTTTCTGCTTTCCACCTTAGCAATGTGGTATTTTCCGCTGTGTTTTAAGAAATATCGATGATTTTTAAATACTTCATCTCTGGATCTTTCTTTTTCAATATGTACTACGTATTCTAAACCTTTAATCGGTGAATTAGAAGCCGCGAGACCTACGTTAGATTCAGTCCCATCGTAATATTGTTTGCCTTTAACTTCATAATCAAACCTAGCAAGCTTACGTATACCAAAACCGTAGCGATAATCAAAGTCATAATAATCAGTACCATCGACTACAACTGGTGGTTCATATATATTTCCGCTAGGATTAGTTCTTACAAAATAATCTTTAGGATTTTCTTTTGGATTTTGTACATCACCTGCTACATAAATACTACTGTATTTAAATATATCTTCGTATATACTTTTAAATAAGTTTTTCTTATCTTGTGCATTACTTACAAATACACACAGGGCAAAAAGGACAGTTAAAATTTGTTTCATTAGTCATTTTTTCTTTTTTTACGTTGCTTTTGTTTTTTGTTCCACTCATGTCGTAAATAAGCTTGTACAGTAACTTCTTTAGGTTCTACACAGTTATTTGTTTTTGTTACTTTTACTCTATAAGCGTCTAATTTTTCTACTTTTACTTCTACACATTTTTTAATTTTAACTTCTTGCGCGTTAGTCGTTAGTGTAAAAGCTAATAAAATTATAATTAATTGTTTCATGGTTTTATATAATATTGAATTTCGCCGCTGGGTCTTTCTACTTGTACATAATCAACACCTAATTTACCCTTTGGCTTATAATGATTTGGTCCTGATAATGGGATTTTTTTAGTAAATCCTTTACTTTTTATTTCTTTAACTTGCTTTTCGTAATTTTCTTTTACTTTTTCTGCATTTTTGTTTTCTTTATCGATAGTACTTTGTCTTCCCCAATATGGTAAACCAAAGTTCCAACCGTTCCAACCCATTACTAAAGCTACTCTTTGCCATGTTCTAACTGATTCGTCAGAAGCTTGTCTTAAATTATTTACTTTTTGTAATACTCTATCAACTGGAACATTAAAACCAGCTGATATTATTTGAGCTATAGCTAAATAAGCTGGGTTATCTATACTCCAACCTCTTTCTCTTATTTCTTTTCTATTAAAAGTAAAAGTTTTAGCCGCTGATTTAAGTTTTCTAAATTTAGCATCAACAACAGAGCTAACATCAAATACATCATCAGGTATATCTCTATAGTCTGGTTTCTTTTTAGTAGTTTCATCAGCTATACGCATAAGTATATTTTTTGTTGTAGATACTATTGCGCCACCGAAACCAAGTCCAAACAATAATGAGTCGGCCATTCCATTTAAAACATTAGCAAATCTTTCTTGTTTAGTTAGATTTTGCTCTTCTTCTTCTTCGTCATCAAACATTAACGCAAATATTCCTTGTTGCAATGCGTTAAACATTAAATTTTGCATACCTACATAATAAACAACACTAGATAAATTACTCATATCACTTTCACGTTGTGTCATACCAGGCTTTTTACGTCTATTATACAGATCTTGTATAGATTTTTTAGTTTTTCTATTAAACTGCATTGTAACGTTTTGAAACGATAACAATAAACGCCCGGCAATACTGGCTTGTTGAGATGATATTTTACTAGGATTACTTGATTGTTGTGTTTCTTCAGCTACTTCATAAAAATCTTCAAATGCTTTTTGATCAGCTTCAGCTTCGGTATATAACTTACCTGTTTTTTCATTTACTCTATTTAACAAAGCTTTTTTACGATTAATAAAAAATGTAGAACCACCAAGAGCAATAGCAAAACTATCCATAACTCTTGTTATTGCAAAACCTTTATCTAGTATGTAACTAAAAGCACCTTTTATACCACCTTTTTTAGCGGCATCAGCAAGTTCTGCTTCATTAACATTTATTTTTAATCCATCACGTCTATTAACTAAATAATCAGAGTTCATTAATTTCATAAACGTCGGCCACATTTCTTTGCTAGCAAAAGCTTTACTAGCGTTTACTATATTATTATCACCCCAATTTATAAAATTTACCGTAGATAAAGTCTGTAGTAATCCAGATCGCATGTTTAAGAACATTACGTTTGCTACAGAAGCATTTAACCAGTCTAACATTTCATTTACTAAACCAGAACCACTACCAGTAATTTTAGGTCTATTGTTTCCAGACTTCATTCTACGTATAGAATCTTCTAATGCTTGTCTATATTTAGAACCATATATAGCTTCAATTTTATTTAAATTTTCTGGACTAAATATAATATCTACATTTTCATTAAATTCAGACATAAGATCAGCTCTAAATGATTTATCCATGCTTTCTAATATGTCTGACTTAATACTACCACCTAACCAGTTTTTTCCTGGAGGTGGATATTGAGGCGTTCTCTGCATTGATTCAAGTTCGTTCGCAAAAGTTTGTAACTCATTATCTGCTTCTACAGCTTTTACTAATGCGTTTACATCTCTTTTAGACATGCCAGGTATTTCTATACCTTGCTTGCTCCACAAATAAACTCTTACCGCTTGTTCTTTGTTAAATGGTCCACCATCTATTTCTTTTAACAACGGATTAGTTAAACTAAGCGTACTACCTTTTAGTGATGGAAACTTAGATCTCAAAGCAGCAAAGTCTCTACCAACATTTACCTTAGCAGTTAATAACTCAAGCTCTGCTTTATTATAAGGATCAATTAAATTATCTTTTAAAAATTTTAAATGCTTATTTCCTTGTTCACCTTTTCCTGCCATAGCATATAAAAGCCCCATAAAATCATCAGCAGATGGTGTTATAGTAAACTGTCTAACAAATCTTTTAATCCAACCACCGTCTTTTTTCTTTCCTTCTAGTCTAGCTCTTGTATCAGAATATTTTTTAAATGATTCTTTACCTGTAACTTCTTCTATTTGTTTATTAAACTCATTATTTAATCTAACTTCTTTACTTTGAGCTTGTTCTACTGTGTTTTTTACATCAATAGCATCTAATATTTCACTAACAGCTTTAACGTTTGCAAATGAATCATCAGCAAAATAAAAATCATTATATCCTTCAGCTGTTTTATTTAATACAAAATCTACTTTAGCTTGCGGTGATCCATCGGCTAAACCAGTTATATTTGATAAAGGTATATCTATACCAATGCTTTTTAAAAATTGTTGTATAGCTGGACCTGCAGAATTTGGTCTAGCTGTTAAAACAAATATATCACCGCTACCAAATTTACCTTGACGCTTTCTAGCAAGATCAGCTAGTGGTCCTTCAGCTGTATCTTTAGCTACGTTTTCAAAATTACTAAAATCAAAAGTAGCGCCAGCTTCAGTAAGATTACCAGCTTCTCTAGCAAACTCAGAAGCACTTATTTCTTTTGTTTTACCATCAGGCATTTTAACTATAACTTTTTCTTTTGTATTAGCTAAAGTATCATCAAAATCAAATATACTTATACCTTTTGGCTTAGGTGTTTTCTTGCTAGCTAAAACTCTAGTTTGTAGAGAGTTTATAGCAGTAGTTTTCATTTCTTCAGCTGTTCTTTCAGGATTAAACACTTCAGGACCTGAATCTACAAGTGATTTATCTGTTGCGTTAGTTTTGCTTTCAGCTATATTTTCTATATATTCTTTAAATGGTTTTATTACATCAGTTTTAGCAGTTTTTTGATCAACTTTTAAAGTATTAACTATAGCTGTATTTTGTGCTTTAATTACATTTGGATCGTTTCTAAACTGTGGATCTACTTCTACACCAAATATTTCAGGTATTGTTTTACCATCAAAAGTAGATTTATAATCATTTAAATTAATACCAGCTTCAGCCATTCTTACTACAGAAACTATACCAGGATATTTATCTATTAAATAATCTAGTTTACCATCTAAAATAGCAGGTATTATATCAGTATAATAAACTTCAGGCATAACACTTTTAAAACCAGCGTTATCTAATTTAGTGTCATCAGAATAAATGCCATCATCTTTTACTGCTCCTTGCATATAACTTGCTTTAATAATAGGTCTTAAAGCTTCTACATACTCTGGTCCTTTTTGAGACGCTTCATAGAAAGGATCTGTAGTTGATGAATTTGGTTTACTATGTTCTACTTTTATTTTAGTTTTAAAATCTGGTTTTCCTGTTTGATTATTTATATTATAAAAACCGTATATAGCAGCTTTTCTAAAAGGACCTGCTGTTATACTTTGCGAATCAATAGCTTGAACTCCAAAAAACCAAGAATCTTTTTTATTATCTTGTAAATACTCTGATACGTCTTTCCAATAATCAACATAAGTATCTATATTTTCTAATTGTTCGTCTTTAAACTCTTTAGTTCCAATATTTTCTAAACTTTTAGGATTTAATTTAGAACCTGTCTTATTAATTGCAACTTGACTTACATCTACTTGTCTAGCTTTAGGTACATTTTTAGTAGCGTCATTATAAACGGGTTTTGTTAAAAATAAACCACCTGTTAAACCGCCTTGCATGCTTTTACCTAGTAAATTTTTCCATTTAGGAAATCTATCTAAAAAGTTATTAGCTACTCTATTTCTAGCTTGCTCAACAGTTTCACCTGTATCTTTATTAAATACTTCGTCCAACTTAGGTATATAACTACGACTAGTTTTTCTACCTTCTTTTTCTGAAATTACTATTGTACCTTTTTTTACTTCAGGTTGCAAAGACTCTGCTCCTTTTCTTTCTAGACTTTGTATTTCTTTAACAGTAACTACTTTTGGTTTTTTAGCTTCTTTTGGTTTTGTTTTTGTTTTTGGTTTTGCACTAAATTTAGCACCACTTGCTATTCTTGAAGCAGAATCAGGATTAGCCGTTTCTAATATTCTATTTCTAATATGAGTATTTAATAAACCTCTAATTGTTTGACCAACTCTATCTCTATAAATAGGTTTTTCAGGTTGAGTTCTAATTAAATCTTGATAATCTGATAATGTACCTGTAAGTTTACCGTCAGTATATAAAGCATCTCTTACGTTTTTAGGAATAAAAGTACCTTTACCACTAGCGTCTACAGTTTCTGGTAATCTGTTAAAATCAGCTTGTGCATTAGATAATAAAAATCTTTTAGCAGCATTTAATCCATCAGCATCTTTTTTAGAAAAATTTCTTCTTTTATCAACAATGGTTTCTGGGTTTAATCCAAAAGTTGTAGCGTATACTTCAGCAACTTCTTGAGGTATATTTCTAGTTTCAGCAAGAGTAACATCAGTTCTACCATCATAAGCTGTTGTTATAGCTTCTGTTATATTAGTTTCTAATCCTGCTTTATCTGTATTTGCGTTAGTTAAAAGAGCATCGGAATATGTAGTTGTTTGACTAGGTGTACGTCTAGTTGTTGCAACTTCTGCTACTTCAGTTTCTACAGCTACATCACCTACTTGATCAGCTTGTATACCTGGACCACCAGTTCTATCAACTATAGCTGCATCTATTTCAGGTTTTCTAGTTCTTATTGTTTCAGCTAAATATGTACTTACTTGTGCTCCACCTTCTAATGAAAAACCAGATAATGCACTAGTATTTCTAGGACCATATTTACCTTGGCCAGATCCTTCAAACTGTCCTAATACTTGATCAATAACAACTTCTTTAGCAGCGTTCATTTCTGCTTCGTTATTAATATTTAATGATTTACTTATTAATGGCCAGTTTTTTTCTACAATTGCTTGAGCTATTGGAAACTGTTGATCTGTTTGGTTTTGTATTGCATTGTTTAAACCTTGCTGCAGCGTATTATTATCTACATCCATGTAAACCTCAGTTGCTTCGGGTAGTTTTCTACTTTGTACAACACCTAAATCAACTTCTGTTTCAAGACCCATATCTACTTGATCTTGAGTTTGTTGAGTTAAACCTTCGCCTTTTAATATGTCTGCATTAAAGTCTTTTATAAAGTTTAGCACACCTTCGCCTTCTGAAAAAGATTTGTTAATGCCAAATGTTCGCAATACTTTTTGTATAATATTTTGTAAACCAGTTGGTTGATTTATTGTTATATCACCATTAGTAAGACCTTCACTAGTTAATGTCATAATTTCTTCCATTAACGTAGACTCATCAACATTAGGATCATTTTGGTATTGCTCGATCCTTGACTTAAGCCTATCACTCATTTCTACATTGCTACTTTCTAAATAATTTAATAGGTCTCTACCCATTTTAGATTTAACTTCTGGGTCAACTTTCATTAAAGCAGCATGTAAAACCTCGTGTTGCTTAGTTGTTACTACACCATCTGCTTCATTAGAAGCATTGTTTATTATAATTTGAGTTTCAAAAGTACCATCATCATTAGGTATTCTAGTAATAAAGCCGTATGCTTGATCTTCTGCAGGTAGTATATCACCATTAGCATCTCTTTCTAAATTTATTACTTGACCACCTGATTGCTCTATAGTTTCTACACTACCAATAAAATCAGCTGTATTATCTACTGATTCAATTCCTACACCTAATTGATCAGCAATTACCTCAGCACCAGTATCAATTTTCTTTGATATAGGAGCTATTAAATTACCACCACCAACTACTTGACCTTCAGCATCTACATCTACATAAGGTTCTAATATTCTATTTTTTTCTCCGGTTAGATTATTTTTTTGATTATTTAAATCTTCTAATAATTGATCTTTACCAACCTGTATACCTTCATCATTTTGAACTTGCTCAATTTGTTGATCCACTCTAAACATGCTCTGTTCAATATTACCTAATTGAGATATTGTTTCTACAGGCATTTGAGTATACCTGTTTAAAGAGTTTACAACACTATTATTTATGTTTAAAGTTAAGTCAGCTATTTTATCGTTTAATATATTTTTAGTATTAGCTGACATCATAGGGTTTTGAGTAATGCTATTAGCTATACTTTTAATTTGATTTTGATAACCTGTAATATTAGAAACATCACCAGGTGTTTGCGACATATTTAAATAAGGTTTAAGAAGTCCAGGTGCTTGAAATATTTTACCACCTATAATACCACCCGCTACATTATCTTTAAATCCTTCAAATATATTAACATCTTTACCTAAAAAAATTCTATCATAAACATTATTACCAATACCAACTAAACCTTCTTCTCCACCTTCAATAAGTATGTCACCTGTAGGTTTAAGTATATTAGTAAATTGTTTAGTAAATCCATTTTTTACAGCTGGTGAGTTAAAAGCTTTAACTCTATCAAGTAAAGGTTTCATAAAAGATTTTCCTTGAGAAAGAGGTAAACTTATAAAATATCCAGCAGTTCCTTCAATAGCCATGTTAGTAAGAGCTCCACCCCACATTTGAACCATATTATAATCTATTACCGCGGGTTCTGTGTCGTTCCAAGCAGCTACTCTTTTTTTATAATCTTCTTCACTTTCTAACTTACCTTTTTTTGGTTTTCTTTGTTCCCATAGCTTGTGAGCATCTTGACTAGCTTTCATTTCGGCATCCATTTCTTTCCATTTGCTACCACCGGAACTTAAAACTACAGCACCTAATCCATATCCTCCTGTACCAATCATTACAGCTGCTTGAGGAAGTACAGACCCAAGCATAGAGGCGTAGTATCTTCCAAAATCATCCATGTTTTCAATATCATCTAATGATCCCATTTCAGCAATACCACTCATCATACCTTGTTGATACGCGTCTATTCTTTTATTATAATCTTTTCTATAATCACCCCAATTACCAATAATACCTAAATTATTCATAATAGACCAAGCTGGATTAAATAACTGGAAAGCTTGTTTAGCATCAGGCGATAAATTATTAGGTAAATTAACAGCTTGAAAAACTATTTCTTCTATACCTTGTAACGCATCTATAGTAGAATTTTCTATGTTATTAGTTATTAAGGGTATAATATTAAAGTTTCTTTCTAACAGATTTATATCAGCGGCTATATCTTTTGATTTTTCCATATTAACAGCTAATTCATCGTACTTGGTACGCATTAAATCAAATGTTTGATTTCTCAACTGGTTAATATTTTTTAACTCTTTATTTGCTGCTGCTAATTGAGCGCTAGTTGTATATTTTCCGTTTTGTATTTTTTCAGCGGTATCTTGTAATAATATTAAATAGTTTTCTGATTTTTTAATAAAACTACCTATATCTTTAGACTGTTGACTTACATTTGTTTGTTTCCATTTTTGCAAAGCCTCCATGTTTTTTTGAACATCATTAACAGACCAAACATCTTCTGCGTCCAGTAAATCACCTGGCATAGCTAGTTCGCTATAAAGCCAAGTACCAAATTTATTCCAACTAAATCCACTAGGTTGACTTTCAATAAAATCAGTCATTTTTCTTTTTTGACGCTTGTCTGTTAACTCTATAGCTTTGTTAGCAGCCATTATATCAAAAATTTCTTTTTCCACTTGTGGATCGCTTAAATCAACATCATCTGCGTGTATTTTGTTTTCTTTAGCATATTGACTTATTGCGGCTTCATTTAATTCTGTCCACTGAGGATTATCTATTTTTTTACCAGTTTTATATTCATAAACACCAGAGCTACCACCTTTAGCTAATACATTAACACCTTGTTTTGTTTCGTCTATTTTAGAATTATTTAAAACAAAACTCATTGCATCTTCATTTATTTGCCTTCTATCATCTTCATTTATTGCAACTTCATTTTCAAACTGCTCAGCTATTTCTATAAATTCTTCAGGAACTTCAGTTTCAGTTGCGCCTGTAATATCATTAGCATAACTTTCTAGCTGATTATACATACTAGTAGATAGATTTTTTGCTACTTTTAAAGTTTTATTTGCTTGATTATATTGATCTTCAGGAAAATCAAAATGCTTAAATACTCTACCACCTATTTCTTCATAGTATTTGTCACCGCTTTGTATTGGTGTAAAATCTTCAGAACCTTCTTTTCTAGTATAATACATTAACTTACCATCATCAGTTATTTCATATTTATATTCATAACCTCTTTCTTTAATAACTTCTTCAGGTTTAGCAATTACACTTAATTTTTCAATAGCTTCTAAATACTCTTGATTTTGCTGTTGAGGCTGTATCATTGTATTAATGTCGCTTAATGTTAAATTACTATAATCAGTATTAAATATATTATTAGAATTAATGCTTATAGCACCATCACTATCATATTGAATAGTTGATTGAGGTGGTGTCCCTGCTGGTTCACCAAATAAACTTGGTACTAGATCAGTTCTTTGAAACTGATAATTTAATAAGTCAACATTAGGTTCTTCTGTTGGTTCTTCTACAGTCTCTTCTTCTACAGTTTCTTCTTCAACTTCAGGTTGAGGATTTTCTTGCCTGTACTCTTCAAGTCTTCTTATTTTTTCATCTCTAAGAAGATCTTGTGGTAAAGACATTAAAAATTCTTCGTCTGTCATTTAATTTTATTTACGTGGATTATCTTTTAAAATGTCTTGAGCTTGTTTTCTTTTTCCTTCTTCTAAGTCAAATACAACTGCATCAGCTTTTACGGTAGGTATTTGATTTCTAGTAAACTGTTTTAAATAGTTGTTCATAAAATACTCTTTGTATTTTACCATAAATAAATCTTTTTTATCTTGTTGTAGTGGTAAATCTTCTTGATAATCCCAAGCTACAAAACCTGCGTTAGCATTTTGCGCCATTTGATCATCTTCAGATACACTAGTTTGCGCACCAATAAATACATTCCACGCTGCTACAACTGATTGTTCTGAGCTTAACATACCTGCAACTTCTGCGTTTATAAATGGTGTTACTTTTCTTTCAATTTTATCTAGATCAAATTTAAGTATATTTCTACCTTTACCATTACCAATATCTATTATTTCATAATCATAAGATCCGTCTGGGTTTTTTAAAACAAACTCATCTGCTATTTTTGCTTTTGGCGTTAATTGACCTGTTTCAGGATTAGTTGAACCACCTGCTAAAACACCAACTTCGCCTAATAATCTTAGCATGTCATTGTTAATGTCAGGAGTTTCAGCTATTATACCTGTTCCTGAATCTAGTAATGTTTCTAAAGCAGAGCTGTTAATAACAAAAGGATCTTCTAATAAAGGTCCTTTAAATACTATAGTTTGACTACCATCTTCGTTTAAATATAACTCTACATTATAACCATCACTTTTAGCAAAAGTTGGTTTACCAGTAAGTATAGCGTTAGCTACAGCATATTTATAATCTTGATTAACATCATAATAATTATCATCAGTAATAATTAATTGAGACCCAATGTTTGTTAAAAAATCTAATGATTTTTGAGGAGCTTCCATTAATCTTTTTAATTGTTGGTTTTCTACAAAACAAGTAGGATCTTGACAAGTATTATTTTGTATAATAGTTTTTAACTTAGCATATAATTTACCAGTATTTTCATAAGCTCTATCTAATAATTTAAAATTATAATTATGCTTACTAGCTACATATGTTTTATTATAGCCAAGCGCATTGCTTTTGTTAAGCTGCTTAATAAATAAATTAATTTTTATATTTTTATCTTCCATGTTTTTACTATTATTCTCCTCCTAAATTACCTAAAAAGGAAGCGGCAGCTCCAATACCACCAGTTAATGCAGCTGTTGCGTCTGCGTTAGCTTGTGCTGCAGCACCACGTAATGCGCCGATTTGATTAGATAATCTATTAAGTTGTTGCATGTCTCTTGCTTCTTGTTGTTGAAATACAAATTGTGCGCCAGAAACATCTGCCTGTTGTTGTCTTTGAGCTTCAGACATACGTTGTTGTATCAGCGTGGCCTCACCTTGAGCTCTTTGTTTTTCGTTAGCTGCTTCTTGAGCTTCAATATTAGCAGCAACTCCTTTTTTAGCTTGCAACGCAGCTTGTGCTAAAGCCGTTGCTCCACCAGCACTACCACCTGTAGCTCTAATAGTATCTAGTGTGTTAGCTAAAGCAATATCAGTTTGCTCCATTTGTATTTCAGTAGCTTTAGTTGCTACAGACAAATTTGCAAACGGATTTGAAAGCATTGAGCTTAAATCAGTTATATTAGCATAAGGATCAATAATCTCTTGTCTATTAGCTTCTAATTCATTTAGTTTAGATTCTAAAGCTCTAGCTTGATTTTCTCTACGTCTTGCTTCTCTTCTAGCTCTACTAGAACCGAAAATACCACCTATGACACTAACTGCGCCACCTATAATTGCACCTGCTGCCATTTATTTAAATTTTTATTAATATCCATTATTTGAATCAAATTTTGCTCCTACAGAAAATAATATTTTTGTACCTCCAGGATCTGTTGTTGTATCTGTTGAAAAAGTTGTTTCAATAAAATAACCTTTTATACCACTTATTTCATTTCCAAAAACTATTTCACCCGCTGTAGCCGGAGTAGTATTTATAACATTGGCTACATATGAATTTTCTTTTCTATTAAAACCTGCATAATTTCTTGACAAAGGAGGATCATCTGTTCCAAAAACTAAATTATAATCTGCTCTTACTACAGGCAAATTAGTTGCAGGATTAATTACATATTCTCCTTCATAATAACTAAGAATACTATTTGTAGTGTCTACACTATTAGAATATAAACCACTTACAGGGTTTTGATTTAAACCTGTTTGATCAGAAATTGCTGATTGAACAAACCAGCCATTAGCACCTTCATAGTTTATAGTACTAAATGTTTTTGATCTTGTAGGCTCTGGATTAAATATAACAGTAACAGTACTATTATAATCTTCTCCATAAAATTGACCACGTGGAACATTTAATGAATAATGTTCAAATAAACCTTGAACATTACCAAAACCTTGAGTTTTAATTCCGGTAGTATACATTTTATTACGTATACTAATAATTTGACTTGGTTCATAATCAAATAAACTAGTCCAACCTTGTACTCCTTCATCATAGGTTACAGTGCTAAACGTTTTATTAGAACTCTTAGCTGCACTAGATGGTTGTAAAGATAATACATATTGTTGATTGTATATATCCCATCCACCTATACATTGACCTAAAATATTACCAGTATCTAAATCATTTAATTGATCTCTAAAGAAATCTCTCATTCCTAATTGAGATATTTCTACTAGACTACCACCTCGCAAGCTCATCACAACATTATTGAACTTATCAGTAAAATATTTATTCGTACCATATACAGCAAAACTTTCTGGATTTTGCGATATACCATATTTTCCAGCTAAAGGTTGAATAACACCAATAACTAAATTACTAGAGGTAACCGCTGGATTACCTTCAGCTGTAAATATAGCGTCTTTATCAATAAGCGCTCTACTTACTTTAAACTCTTGAAATATGTTTAAATTAGTGTCTTCCGCGTAAAGTTTTTGTATACTTCCATTTGCTGGATCTGTTGCTTTTGTAATATCGTCTGCTGTAGAAAAAACATTAGTGTTATTTATACCGGTTCTAGAATTAAATATACCAGAATATATTAAAGCATTAAATCTTACATAACCAGCAGGTTCTTCTTCTACTAAATAAGCTTTAGCACCAAAATCTACAGAGGTATTATTAAAACCACCTCGTATTCTAGATTCTTCTATAGCCCAATTATTAGGCTTAGCAGGAGGTAATGCAGGGTCAAAACCACCAGCAACAGAAGCGGGTATACCCCATGAACCATACCATCTAGGATTATCATCGGGTGTAATGCCTATACTCTTTTTTAACACAAAGGAATTGAAATACTTAACTTCTACTGTAGCTCCCATATTTATTATTACTTATTTTTATCTTTAATTACAATTAAGGTGTTCCAATTATTTCTACTGTATAACCAGTTATATCTACAGCTGAAGGACCAAACCAACCGCTATCACTCCCACAATCACCACCACCAGCTACACAATCATTTGAAGTATATGAATCTCTTAATTGTGTTAAAGTTTGAGTAGAACTATAAAATAATTGACCTAAGCAAGAAACACTAGGATCACCAGCTTGATTTGCGTTTATAGTTATAACATTATTAGTACCATTAGCTATTGCATTTAAATTACCTCTATATAAATATGAACCATTTTGAGCTGATATAGGTGAACCACTTATTTCTATTAATAATACAGTTGAAGTAACTATCGTACCAGCAGATGTTCCATCACCATCATTGTCGTAACATGTATATGTATCTGTTAAAAATTGTGCAACAGTTGGTGTTCTATCAAAATTAATAGCTACTTGATCTGAAAAACTACCTCCTGCATCTTGATAAACAACTGTAGCTACGTAATTACCTGGATCAATAGAAGAGTCTGCTATACTTAATGCTGTAACTAAATCTGGAGGAGTTACATTTATATCACTTATAGTAAATGTTTCGTTAATTTCAGCTTGTTGATTTATTTGTGTAACTACACCATTAAAAGTTTTTTGAATATTAGTTATACTACATTCAAGAGGTGGTAATGAATTTAAATTATTATTATCTGCTCCGTTGTCACCTGTAAATGTAAATAAATTACTAGCATCTTGTCTGTCAGTATTAACTATAGCTGTAGCAGGAGATATAGTAAAACTTGGATCAACATTTTGAGGTCCTTTGGCAATAAATTCAAAATTTAAAGTAGCAACACCTGACACATTAGTAACAACTTTTAAATAAAAATTGAAAAGTCTATCATTACCAGGCGCCTCTGTAAAATATATATTATCATAATAATCTTGAGTAGTAGAAATATTAAACTTTCCTACTGGAATCGCAGCATTAGCTGGTAATCCAAATGGATTTGCAGGCGCACCAAATAGTTCAAAATAATTAGTTCTTGAATTATTATCTTGATCAGTTACTGATAATAGTTCTATACCTGTAATATCAGCTGGGTCTATAGCCACACCAAAAGCATCTACTGGGAAAAAACTAGTATTACTAATAAATCTTGGTGTACCAGGAAGAGCAGGTTGTTCTAATCCTTCGTCCCAACCACTAAAATTATCTCCATCTACTCCTGCAGCTCCTTCAGTTGAATTTATTATTAAACTATTTAAATCACTTATTAAACCACTACTTGTTGTTTCCCAATATATATCTAAATTAGATACAAATGGAGATGTTTCATATACACTTAAAAACTGTATACCTGGTAAATATAATTCTCCTTGATTTGGAGATGGATAACCAGGTGCTAATTGTATTAATTGATCAGCTACCAATGTTACTTCTTCGCTTAATGCTATTTCTGTTGGATTAACTGCTGGATTAACATTTGTAACAAATATACCATCAGCAATACCTGGAGATGATGCTACTTGATCTAATTCTAGTACTCCATTTATATTGTTAAGTGGAATTAAAACACCCGCGGGTACAGTAGCTCCTGTTACAACTCTACCACTACCAATATGTGGAATATTAGGTGGAGGTGGTGAAGCTGAATAATTTGTATTAGCTACTTGACCTATTTTCTTTTGAGTACTAATTCTAGCAATAGAAGGATTAGATTCTAATAAATAAAACTGTGGAAAAAAGTTTGGTCTAGGTGGATCTATAGGATTAAAATCAAATAAATCTTGTACTACAGATATAGTAGAAACTGTATCTGCTTTGATTTCAGGATAATATTGTGTATTAGCTTCACCTACATCGTCAAAAAATGGTAAACCTGCAAAACCATTAACAGTTAATTCATTAGCTGTATTTTCTACTCTACCAAATAATTGAACAGAGCTTCTATATTGTTTTTGATCAGGTCCAACTTCAGTTAAATCTCTAGGTACTTTGTTTATATTATCATTTATTAATACTGTATGCGATGTAGCATTTTCTTCTAATATTAAATCTTCTGGATATGCAGCCATAATACCAGGTAAATATACATTATAATATTCTTGCTCTGTTTGTTTAACTACAATTTTGTAAGAATACCAACCTAATGGATTATAAAAACTACTATTACTATCTCCATTATATAAACCTGGTTCTAATGTTGCTCTATTAAAAGAAGAAGGACCAATAGTGCTATTAAATAAAACTTTTAATGAGTCACCTGGCCATTGCTCTGGCTCTACACTTGGATCTAAATAAGCATTATATACTGTGTCTCCAATAAAAGATTGCTGTCCTATAGTACTTATGGTATCATTTTCTGATAATATAACAGATGATTGTCTACCAAATCTATCAGATAAAACTATACCAACTTGATAATTTCTATTTTGTTTTAATGTAGAATTAGGATATTCAATAATACTAGTGGTTGTAGTGTCTGCTCCTGCAGGTCTAAAAGTTAATACTTCACCATTTGTTAATGAAACAGTTCTATCAGCTGTTATTTCATTATTAGGATTTACTAAACCTGCAACAATAAATAATAAATCTCCAGCAGCATTATATACTTCACTTCCTACTAATATATCTGAACCTAGAATAAAAGGTGTCCAGCTTCCAGCGTTTAAAAATATGGTAGCACCAGGTGCAACATTATTTTGATCACCATCAACTGTTGCTGTACCTGTTAATAAATTAAAAGGATCTTTCTCACTAACACCAACATTGTAATCTATAAATTTTGGAGGAGTATGTTTATTTTGAAAATTACCATAAATAACTCTATTACCACTAATTTCTTGAGAAAAAGCTCTAACAGGTATTTGATCAGAAACCCTAGTGCTTTCTGCAGTTGTTAATACTTTAAAAGGTTTTTTAGATAAATAATCATATGTAAAAACAGAAGTAGTACCAGCTTGATTTTCTATTTCATCAATAGTTATTGTATCTATAATTTTAATTGCTACTCCATCAGACTCTTTAAAAAGTATTTCCATTTCTTTTATTTTTAAAGAATCTCTTAATGTATCACCTGTATATGGTAAATTAAATATTAATTTTATATCATCTACCTTGTTTTCAACAAATTGTACGACAGTACTTCTATAAGCATCAGATTGATCATCTATACTTAATCTAGGTGCGTCTTGTTTTATATATAAAAAATAACCATCTTGCTTAGGAATAAAAGCAATTTGAGTAAATGGCGCCATTAAAGAATATTCATTATCTTCATATCTATATCTATAGCTAAATCTAACAAATAAATCTTCTAAATAAGATGGATCACCTGCAAAGTTTTTATCATAATAAGGATTAGGATTAAAAACTAACTTAGTACCTTCTGGTAAAGGTCCAGCAGGATTAGGTGATGGACTAGATGTAATTGTATTAGGAGGTGTTGAGCCAAGCGCCACGTTTCCATTTGTGTCAATAATATCACCGTTTGCATCTTCATAATATATTCTTGTACCAACAGGCGGATAAATACCTTGCGCATCAGTAACATCAGAATTAGCAGCACCATTCCAACCAGCACCACCATTACTACCAGCTAAACAAGTTCCACCATTAGGTAAAACTAAACTAGTTACGTCTTTCATTGTTGTTTCATAATCACCTGGAGATAAAGCGCTTTCTTGAAATAATTGTATTGCTTGCCAAGGATTATATTTAGCAACAGATATTTGATCTTCACTAGTATAATAAGTTAAACCCTCTGATTCAGCTTTATCTAAATTTATTACTCTTGGTTGATTTCTATTATCAGTCCAATATAATAAACCTTCTAATAAATTAACGCCATATATAGGGTTTGTAGTAGAAAAATTTAAAAAATTACCTTCTACAAGTTTTTTAGGATTATTACCTACAATAATTGGATCCTGCGTGTTATACCTCACAATAGCGTTTTCAGCCATTCTATTGTAGTTTATTTGGTCTGGTGCAGGATCAGTATAACTAGTTATAAATAAATATACATTACTGTTAGATTCATCAGCTAAATAACCAATACATTTGTTAAATACATTAGTAAGCTGAATATCTGTAGCAAAATCAAACAATAATTCATTACCTAATACATTTTCTAGTTCACCTACATCTGGCCCTTCTGATTTACTAACTTGAATATTTCTAGCATCTCTATATTCTCCATTTGGTAGCAAACGAGCGTCTAGGTCTTTATTTAATTTACCTTTAACAAAGGTATTAACAATTTTTGCCATTAAATTTTAGTGTTTTATCCATTTAGATTTACCACGCATTACTTGAGTAAACTCTTCTAGCTTGATATTAGATAATCTTATTTTAGCATTACGCAGAGCAGCGTATCTATCTTTTTTATACCTTTGAACTATTCCTTCTGGTTGATTCGCTCTAACTGATACAATATTATATAATATACTTTTATACATTGCTTCTTCAGCTAATTTAGGTACTTTAGTATCTAAATCATAAGCAAGTCCATCAGATATGTATTCTATAACAATTAATTTATTTAATAAGTTACTTGAAAAAGTGAATTTATTTTCTCTTTCATTTATACCAAACCACCCGTTAAAATTACTTCTTTGTGGTTCAATACCATATAATCTACCCCAGTTCCACGGTCCATTTAAACTCCATAAGTCTGGGTTTGCATATCCAAAAAATTCAAAATCTGCATACCAACTTCCATTTATAAGTCTTTGATTTGCTTTTTTCCAGCGCTCTTCAGTTATTGAAGTTCCTTCTATATTTTCACCAAAATTATCTTGAGTAGGAACACCTGCGTTGTCTTGTATATTTGTATAATAAGGATCAATAGTTAAGTTATTTGCAGGATAAATAGGGTGTTTAACTCCTAAACGGTCTATCCAAGATAATGAAACATAGTTAACATAGTCTTGAGGTATTACTAAAGATAAAGAATCAGGTATTGTTAGCTCTGTAGATTTAATACTTTTTAAAGTATCATAGCTAAACTCCTGCAAACTTCTTTTAGCAAAAAACACAACATCAGATTTTTTACATGTTTGTATAACTTTACCATCACCAACATAGCCAACCATAAAATTATTAACTATATCAATTAATTTTACATATTGATAACCTCCATAATTATCTTCTACTGCTTGTCCAAAAGCTTTTTCTTGCTCAGTTTGACCATATAATCCTCCGTCTAATTTTTTTAACTGAACAGCCACATAAGTTCCAGCAGGCGGTTGTAATCCTCCAGCAAATCTAATTTCATTATTTTCAACGGTATAAGGTTCAGGTAATCCAGCTACTTCAACATAAGTTCCAGGCATACCTGTAGCACTAGAATAAACTTTAAAATTATTTCTACCATAATCAATAGCATTAGGATCTGATGTAAAAAAAACTAAATTTGTATCAAAAGTAGTTTTATACTCTGTAGCAGCTCCTGCAGATTTAAATATCTGCGCGCCTTGATAATATTGTGCGTTTGTTTCTAGTATTTGTTCCATTATGATTTTTCGTTTTGTTGAACTGCAGCTGCTTCTTGAGTTGCTGTTTGAATTATTTCAGGGTCTCTTACTATTACACCAGCATATTTTAATATACCTATTATTAAATTTGTTTGCTCAGAAACATCAAGCTGAAACTGAGTTGAATTATTAAAATCATATAAATATTGACCTAATGTTCCTGTTGTAAAAGCCCAATTTGGATCTTCTGGAGCTACTATACAATTAACCGTTACCGCGTCGGGTAAAGGAAATATTTTTAATGCTATTCTATATTGGAACGTCTCTAAAATATTGGTTAAATAACACAAAGGATATTGTGTTGTGGGAGTTGTTAATTTAGACTTTGTTGTTTCAGTAAAATCTTTTTTACTTACTAAATCAGTTATAGATTCTAAAGTAGGATTTCCTATATATGTAGATATAATTTCTCCTACTCTATAAAGAGTTCTAGGCGCATTATCAAGCCAAACTTGATTTACAGCATCATAATTAAAAACAACGTCATTTTCAAAATAAGAAACTTTATAAGCATTGTCTTTATACATGTTAAAGAACTCTGTGTCATTTTGTATATTTTGTTGATTAGCTCTGTCTAATTGATTTCCATCTGGAAAATATGACTCAAATATTTCTTTTTGAACTTGAGTAGCTAAACTATTGAATTCAGCAGGTGGTATATAACCTCTTTGTTCTTTGTTTAAAATATACAAGACCGTAGTATATACTGTATTTACATCTACCATTTTAATATTTTTATTATAATACAGAGGTGACTAATGTCACCCCTATATTATTATCACTTGTTAATTTAGTTTTTTCTCTATAGATTTAAAAACTTCAACACCTTCGTCAGTCTTTAAATAAGCTGCAAAAGCTGAATATGGATTTTCATCAAATGGAACGTTCATTAACTTTCTATTAGTTGAACCCCACATAAATGTTCTTTGATCTTGAGATAATTTTATTATACCTAACTCTTGAGCTCTAATTGCTAGGTTTCTTAACATTACGTTTTCATCATTAGCTAACTGTAAGAATAACTGAGGATTTTTCTTAGCAAACAACAATAAGTCTCTTTTTATTTCTTTAGAACTCATTGTGTTTACTTTTGATCCTAGCTCAACTCTCATTATTGCTTCGGCTTGATCAATATCAATTGATCTAGCAGCATTTAAAGCGTCAATTTCCCACTCAAGAATATCAAGTTCATTTTCTGCTACAGCAGCTGGTTGCCATTCGTAATATAATTTATTTTTTAAAGGGTGATATAAGCTTAACAGTCTTTGTAAACATATATCACTTTTAGGAACTAGAAGTACACCATCTTTAAAAGTAATATGTCCTAATGTAACCTCACCGTTTTGCTCATCAACAAATGGACTAGACATATTTGTTGCATATCTAAGTTCTCTTTGCTTTTGTTTTTCAGTGTCAAACCATAATAAAGCATGCTTTCTTGTATGCTTAGCTGGTATAGTTAAAGTTAATGGACTTTTAGTTCCTTTTAAATAGTATGTTCTATCTTTATTTTCCCATTTAGGTTTTTCAACCTTTTTTTCTTTTTTGACAGGTTTAGTCTCAACAACTGTTTCTTCGACTACTACCTCTTTTTTTTCTTTTGCCATAATATAATATAATTAAATAGTTAAAGGCATATGGGCGCCTTTTTGAGCATTTGCTTTTTGACGCCCTTTACCTTATATAAATACTAGATACCTTTGAATAATACAAAGTTATTAGCAGCTTGTGTTACTAAACATCTTTCTGAAAGGAAGTTAACCTCCATTGCATCAAGTTGTGAAGTAAATGCACCACCCGCAGAACCAGTAATCCAAGACTTCATTCTTCTATCGTCAGCTTGAGAAGCTCTATATCTAACGTGTAAGAAAGGTCTTCTGATATTAGTTCCTAAGATTTGATCGTAAACAGTAGAAGTTCCAGCAGGAATTAATACACCTTCAATTGAGTTAATACCGTTAATACCACCTCTAGTTGAAGCGTCATTTAAGTATTTCCAATCAGTTTTGTAAAAATCATAAGAACCTCTTCTGAATCCTGAGAATCCAAGGTTAAGCGCCATTTCTTCTGAATTTTCAAATAATCCATAAGCAACACCACCACTGACTCCAGATGAAATTGCAGCAAGCATATCATCAAAGTCAAGAGCAGTTTGTCTTTGTAAGAAAAGCATGTTTTCTTCAATTGCTCCTTGAGTATCTAAGTTTCTAAGAATTTCATCAAAGTCGTTAATACCGCTTGCAGCAGAGAATCCAACTTCAACATTACCTCTTTCTTGGATAGCAGAGAATAAACCTTGCGTACCTGGTAGTCTTGTAGCACTGTAATCTTGACTTGCACCAAGGTCACCAATACCAGCGTTTAATTCACCTTCTAAACATACCATTTCTAAGTAATCTTCGAATCTTAGTCTAGTTTCAGACTCAGCTTTTAGATACCATAAATATCCAGAAGCACCATCTTCAGTTGCAATTTCGATCCAACCAATCTGCGCCATATCAGAACCTGATACAACATACTGATCTCTAATAATAACTGGAGAGTTAGAAAATTGAGTAAAGCTAGGCTCTACGCTATTTCTAACTGCTGAGTTACTATTAACTGAACCAGCACCTACAGTAGTTGTTCCTTTTGTATAGGCAGAACCATATACAAATACTTTACAACCATTTGCTGAGAATCCTTGTCCAGCAACTAATGCTGTTACAGGATCAAAACATTGCACATCTACGTCACCACCAGCACCTAAAGCGTTTACTACAGTTACGATACATTTAGCTTCTAATCCAGTAGCTGGATCTAAAACTACAACAGTATCGTTTACACTCATCACCATGTCAGCGTTAGCTGGAACTTGGATGTTTGTAGAGTTTACAGCAGCACCTGCGCCTAAAGTAACATTGTTATATGCAATATGTAATCTATTTTGTTCAGACCAGATTACTTGATCTGAGGTCATTGGCATTTCTGCACCAACCATTCTTAAAAAACCAGATAACGTTCTGTTTCCATAACGCTCTACTTCTTGTTCGTAGACCTCTGGTAAGTATTGCTGAGCGAAGTCAGCGAAATTATCAGGAATACCAGCACCACCACCGTTATTAGTAAACTGTAAATAGTTTGTAGCTAATAATTGTTGCGTTTGCGATGGTATTAAACTCCCAAATTGTGGACTTAATGTACCCATAATTATTAAATTAATTAGTTAAACTTACGTGTTTTGATTTTCAATTTTGTAGAATCTGCACCGCTAATAGATTTAACTTTAAAGCCACCGACAAAGACTTCACCTGTATTACTTTCTCTTGCTTTTACATCAGAAAGATTTTTAGATGATTTAACTACGTCTTTAACTGCATCGGCTTTGCCTTGCTCGTAAAAATGTGTAGCGATTTTATCTACGTTTTCAGCAGCATACATTGCTTTATGATAACCGCTCGGGTCTACTACATTTCCGTCTGAATCTAGGAACTTCCCTATCAGATTTTCAATGTTTGATTGGTTTTCTGCAACTGCATCTCGGTTTTGTATGTTATACTTGTACTTTTTACCTCCGACTTCAAAATCAAAACCTTTGAAATTTTCGCCAAATAGCTCTTTAGTACGCTGTTTAAACTCCGTGTGCATTTGCTCGGCCTGTTCTTGCTGTTTATTGTAACGATTAAAAAAATCCATTGCTTTTTGTTGCTCTTGCGTAACACCTGGACGCAACTTAATTTCGTCGTAGTATTTACCTTTTAACTCATCTAAGTAAGTTTTAGCTTTAGCAACTTCTTCTTTAAAAGCTAGTTTTTTCTTTCGTATTTCTTTTTCCTCATGTATATCTTCGTCCCATTGATAATCTTCTAAAATAAGATTTATATCATCTGAATCTAAATGAGGTTTATGTTTTTTATAATATTCTCTTAATAAAGTTTTTTCATCAACATTACTATAGTCAGCATTTAATCTAACATAGTCTTCTACAGTGCCACCTGTCTCTTCCATAAAGTTTACAAGTTTTTCTACATTTTCAGGTAATTGTCTACCTAATACTTGCTCGTCTCTTTTAGCTTCTTTAACTTCAGCTTTAACTTGTTTTACTTCTTCTTCTGTAACTTCTTGGATCGGAGAAAACCCTTCAGTAGTCTCGTCGGACTTTTGTACAGGTTCTCCCACCTTTGCGCTATCTCCGGATGGAACTTCCACAGATACCTCCTTTGTTTCTCCGATTTGAATGGCATCTTCTTTTTGTTTTAAATCTTCATTTTTAATTACAACCTTGTCTACAGTGCTGTCTGTACTTGTTAATTCTTCTTTTAAATTAATTTTAGTTATTTCAGCTTGTTTGTTTCCAAGTTGTTTTGGTTTTTTAGGTTTTGTTTTACCTTTTAAAGTAAATTCACCTTCTTGCTTTGCCTCTACGGCTGCTTGTTTTTCTGACATAATATAATATAATTAAATAATTAATACTAAACGGTAGGAGCCGGTGCTGGACCAGGCATACTATCTAATTCAAAGTTTATTGGATCACTATCATTTTTTCTTTGAGAAATCATTTTACTTTGTTGAGTACCTTCCATTTTTATTCTTTTATCTTTACTTGCTTCTCTTTGTTGTTCTCTTTTTGTAACACCTTGTTCTTGTAAATTTGCTAGTTCCATATCGTTTTTATGTTGTAGCATCATTTTTTGTTGATCAAGTTGAGCTTGCAACTGCATGCGATCTTTTTCAAATTCGCTTTTAGCTTTTTCATATTCTACATTAGCACCTGATATAGCTTGTTGTTTTTGTACTTCAGCCATTGCAGTTTTTTCAGCGGCGGCTGCTTGAGCTTCGCTTTGAGCGGCTATATTAGCTTGCTGATTAGCTTGATCTTGTTTAGCCTTCTCTTTACGTTTAACCTTTAACATTTGATTAGCTAATTTAAGATTTTTTATTTGTCTTAAATCAATAGCATCTTCTACATCAATATTTTTAGCTTGTAAAGCTATTTGTATATTAGCTTCTAATTGTTGTTTTTCTTCTTCATCTGGCTCTAATTCTAAGAATATACCAAAGTCATGTAAATTAAGATTAACAACTTCAGATAATGTTTTAATATTATAAGTTGATATAGAGTTTTGCAATGAAGCTTTTGTTAATGGAAACTCTAAAGCATCTGCAACTTTTAAACTTATATTTTCTGCTAATTTAAGAGTCAAATATAAGCTAGACTGTGTGATATGTCTAGTTGCAACATTTGATGCATTAGCGGCTAATTTCTGTAATCCTACGAGCGTATTACGATCTGGTAAACTACCATCTCTAGCTTCATTTAGCCCCGTCACATCTCTAATCATCTGTAAATAATATTGATATGTGCTAATTAAGCTTTGTATTTTACCTTGACCAGTTCCTGATTGTAATTCTTGTATTGGAACTTTACCAGGATTCATTTCGCCTTCTTGTGTTAATGATCTACCTACAATACTACCAGTTTGAAAATACATATTTAATGCTTCAGCAGGATTATAATTAGTACCATTACCTAAATCTACTTCTGCTAGTCCGTCCATATCTAAATAAACACCATCAGGAACCATACGAGAAATAACTTGTTGTAATTTTAAATGTGTAAGCTGAATCATATCAGCGAAACCTGTACATTTACTAACTAAAGATTCTATTTTACCTTTATAAATTCTAGGCGCACAAATAGCATAATTCATTTTTACCTTAGTAGTATCTGCTAAAGGTCTAGACATGTTTTCTGCTAATTCCCATTTTAACATTGTATCTGTTCCTAAAACTTTAGCGCCACTATATAATACTTCTATTGATCTACTGACTCTTTCAAACATTTCGCTTTCTGGCGGATTAAATGTATCTGGTTTTTCAATAGCTTTAACTAAACCTTGATCAGTTTGTTTTATTTTAAATACTTGATTGTGATAAGTTTTATAATCAAAATATAATACTTGAACCGTATTATAATCATAATCGCCCCAACCAGTAATATAAGATCTGTTTCCAGGCATAGCTTGTATTCTTTCTAATTCTTTTTTAGAAATATTTGGAAACTCTTTTTTAAGTTCTGGTATAGTAATTGCTTTTAATTCACCTACATAATATATATCTTCAAAATTAGGATCTTCTGTGTAAGAATATACCATATAAGCTGGATCAACATAATCTACAGTAATACCTTCAGCTGTATTAAAATTAGTTTTAGCCGCAGCAATACCACAAGTAACTAAGTCCATATTTAACCTACGTCTAGTTAAATCATATTTGTTTTGGGCTAGTACACTAGATATTGCTTCTTCTTCTGCTATCTCTACACTTTGTTTATAAGAAAGTTGCATGTGTAGTTCTAGTTCTTCAGTAGTTTCAGGAACTATATCTTTATTAGGAGCTTGATATAAATCTATACCTAATGTTTGATTTAAATTATTTAAATACTCTTGAGAAAGCATGTCTTCATATATTTTAGAAGCATAACTAGTTCTTTTCTTTATTGACTCAGGATCTTGAGCGTATGCTTTTATATCATAAGTCTTTGATGAAATACCGTTTACAACTATATCTACAAACTTAGATAATATTGCTACTGGCTTCCAGTCTAAATTTAAATAAGATAAATCGCCATTAATAGCTAATTCATCTTTGTATTTTTGTATTGATTGCTCTCCTCTTGCATATGATCTTAACATGTGGAAGTTATTCCAATTAGTTAAGTATCTATTACCGCTAGTTCTTCCTCGTGAAAACCACTCTTGTTCAATGGCTTGAGCTACTTGAGAGCCATATTCCCAACTAGCTTTTTCTGCGTCACTTACTACTTGACTCGGAAAAGGACTATTAGTATTAGTATATATATTCATTTAATCTATAATTTTTGATGTAGCTCCTTGATTGTTATATCTTTTTATACCTAAATCAACTGCTTTTAATTCTCTTTTAACTGATGGCGTGTATCTATGTTTATTGCATGCCATTAAAGCTAGGCCAGAACTTATTGACGCATCATGAGTTGTTCTATTATTTATATTAAATTTAGCCCAGTCTTCTAATGTTCTTTGAAAATACATATCTCCATATCCAGTTTCTTTTAAACCTACAAAATGTTCTATATATGTTTCAATAGCAGCAGCATGAGCTTGCTTTATATCTTCACTAGAATTAGGTATACCACCTATTTCTCTTTCTGTTACCGATAATTTATTTCTTTTTTTATCAGGTCTATTCATTGCAAAACCTCTATAACCTCGCTTTTTAAAATAATATAATAATCTTGGTTTGTTATTTTCTGCAAGTATTGGCATGCCATAAAAAACACAAGCCATTAATACATCTTCAAAAAATATTTCTGCAGTTTGTGGTCTTGCAATATATTCTAAGAAAAAATGATTTGGCGGTGCATTTTCCATGCTAAATTTAGTTAAACCGTGTAATGATCCATTAGAACCTCTTTTATCTACAGTACCTGATATATCATAAGGATCACATCCAAAAGCACCTATATGCTCATTACCTGGATAATTAATTCCGTTTTTATTATATCTTCTGTTTTGCAAAGATATATCTGGAATCCAAGTAATATAAAATCTACCATTATTATTAGGTATAAATATTACTTTAGTGTCTTTTTCACCATTTTCCCACTGAAAATTACCTTGAGTTACGTTTATACTGTTTTGTAAATCTTCATTAAAATCTATTTGCTCATATATTCTTGTTAGATTAAATAATGATTGTTTAGATTCATCTCTAAACGCGTGCTTAGTAGTTCTTGGAAATTGTCTATAAAATTCGTTTAAACCATCTTGATCACCTTTTAACCCAGCTACTTCGTTATCCCAATATTCTATAACGCCTTGTTTTATTAAAGCGCCCTGTGGATCTTTTGCTGGTTTTTTAGGTGTTTCGAATACAGGTAATCCATAAGAATCAATGTAGCCTTCGTAGTTCCATTCCATAGGTATGAACAAACTATATAATCCTGAGCGAGTCTGTCCATTGCTGTTTCTTTTTGTGACGTCTGAATCATCGTATAATTTTTTAAAATTTCTTCCACCTTTGTCTAATGAGTTACTAGTTGAACCCATCATACACTTACCAATTATTTTACTACCTAATCGTAAGGTGGTTTTCGTAACACGCCAGTTGTTGAGGATGTTGTTTGGCTTCTCCCATTTACCGGATTC